AATGGATGGATGAGGATGGGATGCCAGCGCCGTTCACGGACGAGGAGCGCGCGGAAGTGGCCGCCTACATGATCGGGCTGTGGGCGACGTTCGGCGGTTTCTACGCCCAACGCTATCCGTCTGAGTTCAACTGTGGAACATGCGGGCTCAGGCAGATGACTTATTCTCCTTCCGATGCAGAGGCGTTATTTATGAAACATGGTCGCTGTTAAAAATACTCAACGCCGCATTGCAGCGATGAGTCAACTCCATTACGCGGGCTCTCGCTTCTAAGCCGCTGAGTGAAGGCGAAACTGCCAATCCCTGCCAATGGCCGCGCCTAAAGGTCATCGTATCCCGAACGCCCCCAAGGGCCGCCAGAAAGGCGTGCCCAATAAGACGACGAAGTCTGCCCGTGAAGCCTTTGCGCTGGCCTTCGATGGGCTCGGCGGCTTTGAAGCGCTCAAGGTATGGGCCATCGACAACCCGACCGAGTTTTACAAGCTCTACGCGCGGCTCATTCCGGTGGAGCACGTCGGGGCGGGCGGGGATGGGCCGATTGCGACCGTCGTCAAGCACATCTACGAAACTGAGCACGCGAAGAATCCTTAAGGAAAATCGGGAGCCCTGGCTTGCGCTTGGGCGGTTTCCGCTTGGTGGTCTTAGGCATCTGGTACAATATCCTTCTGTCGCTTGTTGGGTAAGAAGTGCCCCGGCCGGGGTTCGGACCCGGACGACTTGGAAGTCACCCGCGTGCAAGGCGGGCCTGTCTACCTTTTCCAGCACCGGGGCGTTGGAGCGCGGTGCAAGCGCGCTGGATGTCGGAGCGGGGGGCGTCTCAAACCTCAATCCCGCTCCGACTTTTCTTGGGCAGTCCAGCGCGGCCATCGCGTTCTCCTCATCTACCACTCCTCTCTGCGAGGAAAATGGCACCTGCCCACCGTGCGGATACCGATGACTGAGCGCACGGTCGAGATGCGCTGGCGCGGGCCGATTGCCGGCTTCTTGCGCGATAACACCCCAGAGATTGACCTTGAAGGCGCGCTGTCGAGCGGCAAGACGACCGCGTGTCTCTGGAAGGTCTGGAACAGCGTCCACGCGCATCCAGGAATCCATTGGTGGATCGGGCGCTACGGTGATGGCGAGACGCAGACGAAAGTGCGACCAGCTTTCGAGGCGGTCTGCCAAGCGGCCGGCGGCGTGCCGAGCTGGAACGCGAAGGAACTCTGTTACGAGTTTCCCAACGGCAGTAAATGCTTTAGTTATGGACTGAAATCGCCCGACGCGCTTTCACGCTACTCGAAGATGCGCGGCATGGGCGTGGCCGGGATCTACAACGACCAAACCGAGGAACTGCCGGAAGACTTCTCGCTCGAGCTGAGGCTTCGTCTGCGGCAACCCGGCTTCCCGCACCAGCTCATTTTCAGCCCGAACCCGCCGAACGTCACACATTGGCTGGCCCATCAGTTTCCGGTCGATAACCGCATTAAAGGCCGGAAGTACTACGCCATCAGCATCCACGACAACGCGCATAATCTGCCGCCGGAACTGGTGGAGGCGGCGTTGCGGGCGTATCCGGCGGACCATGCGAAACATCGGAGCGTGATCCTCGGGCAACGCGGCGTCAACGTGACCGGCGTCCCGGTCTATAAAGGCTTGTTCCGGCGGGACGTGCATGTCCACGCAGTAGATTTCGATCCGCGCTTACCGCTGTTGATTGCATTGGACTTCGGCAAGCACCATCCTTGTGCCGTCTTCGCCCAACAGCCCTATTATGGCGGTCTCCATGTGCTCGGCGGCTTACTCGGGCAAGACATGTTTCTCGATGACTTCCTGCCGCTCCTGAAGCATTATCTCGCCGCCTGGTTCCCTGATCTGCGGATGGGCGTGCAGATGTGCTGCGATCCGGCTGGAAGCCACGAGAACAGCCAGGGCGCCCGATTTAATGGCGTGGACATCGTGCGGCGGTTTGGCTTCAGCCCCAGTTGGCGACCGAACGCGAACGCGCCGGACGTACGAGCGGGCACCATTGAGGCGATTGGCGCGCATCTGCGTCGACGGACGCCGACGGGCGAAGCGTTTCAGGTCGAAGCCGACCCAGAGCGTTGGCTACTGGTGAACCTGGATGGCCCGAAGCCTGAGCCCTTCTTCGCGGATGCGCTCGAGGCGGGCTATGTGTGGGACGAGCACATGGTCAGCGTGGGGAACAAGCAGATCCGCAAGCCGAAAAAAGACGGCTGGTTCGAGCACGGCATGAACTGCCTGGAATATCTCGAACTGACCTATGGCGCCGATCGGCCGACCGACGAAGCCCGAGCGCGGCAGCGGGCCAAGCATGCTAGCCGGTATGGGGCCACGCCGCGGATGCCGACCGGGCCGGATGCCTGGCAAGCCTAGTTCGTCAATTTATTGACACCGACCGTCAAAACCTTGACGGTGTATGTTAGACTGCGGCTGAGTTGAAGCCGAAGTCCCCGACGCGCCAGCAGATCGCCACGACGCTGGCGGATGTGCTGCCCATCATCGAGCGGCACGACGGCAACCTGAATTACCTCAAGGCACAAGCCGATACCGAAGCGGAAAAGGTCCGGCTGCTGCATCAGCGTCTTAATCCGCTGATCGCCTCCTACCCGCATACGCTTCGAGAGCGGCTGTATTGGCTGATGACGGGTCGTCCGCGATGACGGATTGCGAGCTCTCCGCGCTCGTCGTCGCTGGCCCGGCCACGCCGGATCGCGTCAAGAAGCTGTTGCGCCATACTACGAACCCGCAGCGACTTGAATCAGCGATCGCGCTGATCCATCCGCCATCCTTGGCGCAGGCATGGCGGCTGTTGTTGGTGAACTATCTGCCGAGTGCGACGGCGGATCCGACGGGGACGCCGTAAGGGGGCACTGATGCCGAAGTTTCTTGAAGACAAGCTCAAAGCCGAATACCCCAACAACCCGCGCGCTGTGTATGGCACGTTGAACGCGATCGGGGCCATGCACGGCAATCAGGAAACCGCCAAAGGCCGCGCAATGGAGGCGAAGCACGCCAAAGACATGCGCCACAGCGGCATGACTGAGCACTCGCACAAGGGCAACCCCGGCCGTAAGCCGACGATGCGACACGGCTAAATGGCGCGCCGATCCAAAGATCCCGCCGATCGCCTCTCCCGGCAACTGATGCCGGCGGATGATGCCGAGTTCATCGAACTGGCCCGTGCCCGCTTCAAGCAGGCCGAACAGGCCGATGAGAAGCAGCGCATCCGCGAACTGGAAGACCTGGAGTTCTACGCTGGTAAACAGTGGCGGCAGGAAGTGCTGGATGCCCGTCAAGGCCAACCTGGCAATGCGACGTCTGGCTTGCCGCCGGTCCCCGCGCGTCCCTGTCTGACCATCAACAAAGTGCGCGAGCCTGTCCGGCAGGTGCTGAACGCCGAGCGGGAATCAGAGCTTGGGGTTGAGATTGCCGCGGCGGATGACTTCGGTGATCAAACGCCCGGCGTGACGCCCGAAGAGATTGAACTGCGCGAGGGGCTCGTGCGGCGCATCCAGCGAGAATCGCAGGCGGCGGATGCGCGCTCTTGGGCCTTTGCGCGGGCGACGATTGCGGGCCGCGGCTATTACCGCGTGATGACGCGGTTCGCGGGGGGCAAGAGCTTCGACCAGGAAGTCGAAGTGCAGCGCATCTACAACCAGGCCAGCGTGAGCTTGGACCCGACGCACGAACAGCCAGACGGCTCTGATGCGGAGTGGGGCTTTATCGGGACGGATCTGCCGTGGGACCGTTACCGCGCCGAATTCGGGACCGTCGGGGAAGATAAGAATCGACTCACGACGATGAGCACGACGCAGTGGCGGGCGCTTGGCGATGAGTTGCCAGGCTGGTTCAAGACTGAGGGTGAGACGCGCTCCGTGCGGGTGGTCGAATACTGGTACGTGGACCGCGTGACGCGCACGCTGGTCCAGCTAGCCGATGGGTCCGCCGCCTATGACGACGAGCTGCCAGATGGCGCGGAACTCGCCCGCGACGAGGACGGCGGGGAAGTCTCCCGCTCGGTCATCGAAAAGCGCATCAAGTGGGCGAAGATCGACGGCGTACAGGTGCTGGACGAGACGGAGTGGGAAGGCAAGTACATTCCCATTATCAAGGTGCTCGGTGAAGAACTCCAGCCGTTTGACCAGGAGCGTCGCGCCGAAGGCATGGTACGCCCCGCCCGCGACAGCCAGCAAGCCTACAACGTCATGGTGAGCAAGTGGGTGGAGCAGATCGGGCTCGCGCCCATTCCGCCGTGGATTATGGCCGACGGGCAGGACGAGAACTTCGAGAACGAATGGGCGCTGTCCACGACGCGCACGCTGCCGACGCTGCACTACCGGCAGATCGATAGCGACGGCCGCCCGGCCCCGCCGCCCTCGCGCACGTCGATCACGATGGAGATTCAGGCCATCGGCGGGTCCGTCCAACTGTTCGATCAGGCCATTCGGAGTACCACGGCGGTGCCCGATGTGACGAATCTGGACCCGCAGATCAACAGCGATAAGCAGCTGAAGCGCATCCTGACGCAATCTGAACAGGCCACCTCCCACTATCTAAGCAATCTCACGCGCTCCCTGCGGTACGAAGGGCTCATCATCAACGACCTGCTGTATCCGATCTATGGACGGCCTGGGCGCATGGCGCGGCTGATGAACCCGCAGGGCGAGACAGTCCCGGCGCTGGTGGGCCAGCCGTTTGTGCCGCATCCGCAGACGAAGCAGCCGATGACCGTGGGGCCGGACGGCCAGCCCGTGACCGCGCAGACGCCGAACGCGCAGCAATACACCTTGACGCCAGACGCCACGTTCAATGTCACCGTCAAAGTCACGAAGAACTTCGACACCCGGCGCGAAGAGCAGGAATCGACCTTAGGGCAGTTACTCTCCGCCGATCCGCAGCAAATGCAGGTCGTGGGTGATCTTCTGTGGAAATACAGCGATGCGCCCGGCCATGAGGAACTGGAGAAGCGGTATCGTGCCGTCCTCCTACCAGCGGTGCAGGCGGCCATTACCGGCCAGCAGGCGCCCGATCCCCGGCTCCAGCAACTCGCCGCCGAGAATCAGCAGCTCAAGTCGGCCATTGAGAGCAAGACGGCTGAGAAGCAGGTGCAAGGGCAGTTCGACTTGCAGAAGGCGCAGATCGATGCGCAGACCAAGATCGAAGTCGCCCGCATCAATGCCGAGAGTGCCTTTGCCGTGGCGGATCTGAAAGCCACGCTCGAGGCGGCCAATACCGCGATTGCCGCGATGCAGGCCGAGCGGCTGGCGCTGGAGTCGAGCAAGAAAGACGCGGCCCTGCAGGTGCATCAGGCCACGCACGAAGCCGCGCAGAACCAAGCCGACCGCGCGCATGAACTCGGGATGGCGGCCGTGGATCATGCGACCACCTTGGCGCAGGCCGATGAGCAGCACGCCCAAGCCTTAGCGCAGGGGCAGCAAGCCGGGGCGATTCAGAGCCAGCAGGCGGCGCAACAGGCGGCGTTGCAGCCAGCGCCGACCGGGGAGTGAAGTGGTGACGCGAGATATCTACGACTCATCGGGTCATTTGGTTATCAAAGACGCGCCCATTACCATCTCGGCCGACCCGTGGGTTGTTCGGGGATGGCGCGAGGATAACGGAGCGATTGTCGAAGAAGTCTGGCGCGATGGAAAAATGATCAAGCGGTTGGTGAACCGTATCGAAGAGGTTAAGTGAGTCTCCTCATGCCTGAAGTCGATCAGACCGCGCCTGTCCTGGACGCCGATTTTGTCGAACGCACGCCCGTCGAAGACACGGGCTCCCTGGCCGATCACGAGGCCAGCTTCACGGGGAAGCGTGGCGCCTCGCCGCCAGCGCCTGAGAAAACCGAGGCAGTCGAGCCGGCCGACGATGAGGCAGACGGCCGCGACGAGACCACCGGCCAGTTCAAGCCACGGCACCGCGCCAGCCGCGACAAGGCGCGCGCTGAGGATGTGCCCGAGATTCAGGCGCTCTCACGCACGCTGAAGGAAAAGCGCGAGGCGCTGGCGAAGCTGAACCCCGCGATGGCGAGCGCCAGCCCGCGTGTGGCCTCCCTGCGGTTGCAGATTCGCGGTATCGAAGCGGAACTCGAAGCCGCGTCGCCGAAGCGCGAGTCGGCACCCGTCGCCGCCGCGCCGAGCCGTCCGGCCGCCCATGCGAGCGCCTTTACCGAAGCCGAGCCGACGCTTGAGCAGTTTGCCAACGAGGCCGATCCCTATGCCGCGTGGCAGCGCGCGCTGGCGCGGTATGACCGGCGGAAAGATGCCTTCGAGGAACAACAGCAGCAGGCGCAGCAGACGCAGGCCCAACGCGAGCAGGCCCAGCGCGAGCGCATCGGCCAGCAGGCGGCGGCGTTTGCCGCGAAGACGCCGGATTACGTCTCGTCCCTCGAAGCCATCAAGCATGAGACGGCGCCCGATCTGTTGATGGCGGCGATTGGGGCGAGTGACAACGGCGCGGAACTCGTGTATTATCTCGCCAAGCATCCCGTGGACCGCCACGAGATGTATCTCATCACGGACGGCAAGCCGGTTTCTGACCAGGCGATTGCCTCAGTCCGACGGTTGCTCGACGCGCGTATGCAGGCCGGATTGACCGGAGCGGTCGCTACGCCAGTAGTACCCAAGACCAAGCCCAAGCCGCCCACTCCGGTGCGAACGGGGCCACTGACGACCGGCGACGAACCGCCGGGCGACGGGGCTTCGCTCGCCGATCACGAACGAGCGTATTCCAAGTCTCGCCGCCGCTAATGCGGATTCGCCGCCTCGGTCAACGAGGCGCCGATGAATACGTTTATCACGCCGACGTGGGTCACGAAGGACACCGCGGTCAACTTCAAGAACAGCTTGAAGTTCCTCGCGCAGTTCGACCGCACGTGGGACAAGACCTGGGAGAACAAACCCCAGGGCGCGCAGATCGGCTACACCACGCAGGTCCGCATCCAGCAGCGCTGGACCGTCTCGGAAGGTCAGGCGCTCGTGCAGCAGCCGATCTTCAACCAGACCGTTCCGCTCACCATCAATCATCAGTTCCAGATCGGCATGGGCTGGTCGAGTGCCGATGATGCGCTGCTCGTCGAAGAAGTCCAGTCCCGCTACACCAAGCCCGCAGGCCGGGCGCAGGCGTCCAATTGGGATGCCGTCGCCGGCCGCGAGGTCTACAAGTCGGTGTACTTCAGCAAGGGCACGCCCGGCGTGCCGATCACGTCGAACCAGACATGGACCGAAGCCGTCGCGCTGCTCGACAACGTGGCCGTGCCGGACGAGGAATACATCGCCTGCATCGACCCGCTGACGCGCAGCAACCTGCTGAACGCCAACTTCGCCCTGTTCCAGCCGAAGAACGAGTACTTCCGCACCGGCCAGTTCGCCGATGAAGCCCTCGGAATTTCGGAGTGGTATACCGACCCGCTGATGCCGACGCATACGACGGGATCGTTCACCACGGCGACCCCGATCACCACGGCGGGCGGACAGACCGGCTCGACCATCACCGTCTCCGGGCTCGGCACCTACGCGCTGAAGGCGGGCGACGTCTTCTACTTCGCCTCGGGTACGGCCGTGAACGCCGTCAACCCGATTGCCTACACCGATACCGGCATCGCACAGCAGTTCGTGCTGACGCAGGACGTGTCGGGCTCGAACACGGCCACGCTGAACATCTCGCCGGCCATCATCACCTCGGGACCGCTCCAGACCGTGACGGCCTCGCCGGACAACGGCGCGGCGCTGCTCTTCAACGGGGCGACTGGGATCGCTTCGGCGACGATGGCGGCCACGAAGTCGCGG